ATCTTATAACCACGATATTCCCATGGGTATTGTAAATCACCCTTGCGGCGTTTCTTGTTAAACTTTTTAAGTATCATCAGTATGCCCCCACCATCAAGCTGTCGATATTGAGTGCGCCTATTAGCATCATCGCGCCGAAAAGAATCAAGATTGTCCAGTCTTCTTTAGTCATTTTCAATCACCTCAAAAATTTCTGCTTCATAACCATCTAATTCGGCTGCGGTCGCGATAATATTTGCATGTTCCATTGTTTCTGCAAAACGGCTTGTTTTGGAAATTACTGCACCAGCCGCAGCGTCAAAGTCATAAATTACGATTTCGTATGTCATGGCGTTTCTCCTTATTGCCCATGTATAATCAATAGCATTAATAAAATATCGCGTCAACAATAAAAGTTAATTATTTTAAAAAAAATGTTGTTGACATTATAATAAATGTTGTGTTATAAAACATACAAGGCAACAAGGAGACACGCCATGAAATTCGATTTATACCAAATTAAAGCAACAACAGCTACACCAGCGGCGCAGAAAGCCAAAATTGACATGATGCTGGATTTTGGAGACCACAAGATCGGCGGGTTAGCGGATGACGCATTCCAACGCGGATTTTACACTAGGGTTTCAACGCTTAACGCGAAAGATTACAATGATGCTTTTGAAGTAGGCAACATTGGCCCAGAAGAAAATATTACGCGCTACGCGCCGATGTCATCAGCCTCAGTGGGCGACATATTGATTGCAGAGGATGGAACTGTAGCGGTTATCGCCAATGTTGGATTTGTGCAAATTGCGCATTACCCACATCTTGCAGCATAAGGAGGTCAAGATGACAGGCTCAAAAAAGATTTGGGAAGGGCTTTACGAATACAAGGGGTGGAGCATTGAATTCCATCCCGACTATAAGATTTGGCTAATGTATCCAGAGGGCGAGAGCGGGGCTACAGATGCGGCAAACACCAAGCGCGATGCGATGGCAATGATTGACGAATGGGCATCATAGGAGGTTTAGATGTTCAAATATACCAAGAAGCAAGTCCAAGATGATGTGCCGATCTGGGACATCTATTACGATGGAAATCGGATAGGTTGCTTGACTGATTTCCCATTAGACGGGCCACATGCGACAGTAAGAGTATCGGTACCAGATGGCGAAAATACAGCTATCATTGAGCGCACAGTAGATGCAGCGACGGTGAACTCATGCTTTGATCGTGCGATCTCAGCGCATGACGCTTTGATAGAAGATATGGTAAACAGATTGGTTCCATGCTAATTTCACTGCATGAACATACCAGTTTTCATCAAAGCAAATGGCAGACGCAGAATAAATGTCGCTAAGGAAATAGCGGAGGTAAATCGCTTGCGTCTAGGCTTTGAGCGATCACTGGGACGCAGTATGCTCAAGGTTTTTAAGGAAGCTGGTACTAGAGCGGCGGAAGAATATAAGTATCACCAAGACGCAAACATATCCATGTCAATTATCCAGCGCGATGTGGAGCAAGTATTACGCGCTCATTATTCTGGCGTCATTACCATGTTTAGCAATCGGGTGTATGAGAATACTAAGCGCACCCCATTTGAATTACTCATTGATCAATATCTTGTCCTGTATGGATTGGACAAAGTGCAGAAGATATCTGCGACAACACGCGCAATGATTATGTCTGCAATCTTTATTGGTGAGGGAGATGGTCTTGGGGTGGCGGCAATCGCGGATCTTATTACAGAGCGAACAGGCGGCGCGATGGGCCGTGCAAGAGCGGCAACTATAGCAAGGACCGAAACCCATGCGGCAGCTTCTTGGGCTACTCATACAGCCACTATGCAACAGCCATTAAAGTATAATAAGCAATGGTCTGCGGTTTCAGATGGTCGCACAAGGAGTCATCACGCAGCAATGAATGGGACTCAAGTAGGGCCAGATGATGATTTCGTTGTCCGCGCAGGGGGTCAAGAATACAGGATGGCTCACACTCATGATCCAAGGGGCGGGGCAATTAACAATGTAAACTGTAGGTGTGTTACGCTTTACATCGCTGATGAAGATCAGATATTTAGGGATTAACATAGACTTCAAAAACATCTATTAGTGTGGTAGATTGTAAAAAACACGAGGTCTAGTATGCCATTGCCAAAACCCAACGGAAGTGAAAGCAGAGATGATTTTGTAAGCCGTTGTGTCGGTGATGACAAAGTGTCAACAGAATTTCCAGATGTCGATCAAAGGGTCGCTGTCTGCATTAGCCAGTATGAGGGCGGAAAAATGAGCGATCAACAAATCGACTTAGAGGAATACATCGAGGACCAAGAAGCCAAGATGGAAGATGCAACTCTTGACGTTCAATTTGAATACAAGGCAATAGCTGACGAGGAAGAAAAAGGCGTATTTACAGGATACGGCTCTATCTTTGGCAACAAGGATCTTGGCAATGACATTGTTGTTGAGGGTGCATTTGCCAAATCAATCGGCAAAAAGGGCGCAAAGGCCGTAAAATTGCTTTATCAACACCGCCAAGACGAGCCAATCGGGGTATTCGATGAAATCGTTGAAGATCGTCGCGGCTTGAAGGTTAAAGGCCGCTTGGCAATGGGTACACAGCGCGGTCGGGAAGTCTATGAACTTATGAAAATGGGTGCGCTTGATGGCCTGTCAATTGGCTATCGCGTTGACCCTAAAGGGGTTGAATATGACGATAAGGGCAAACGCCGTTATCTCAAGTCGGTAGACCTCATGGAAATTTCTGCCGTTACCTTTCCAATGAACCCACGCGCACGGGTTCAAGCAGTGAAAGGGGCAGAACGCACGGTACGGGAATGGGAAGAACTTCTGCGGGATGCAGGTAGCCTATCTCGTAACGAGGCAAAGGCCGCAGCTTCGGCTGTCGCCAAGGCACTGGAACAGCGGGATGCTGTAAAAGACGAAACGCCTGAAGTCCTTGAAGCATTAAGTCGCTTCACCAACATCCTTAAATCCTAAATCTACGGAGTGATCAAAATGGAAGATCAAGTAAAAACAGCCGTAGACGCAATGGCGACCGCATTTGAAGAATTCAAAAAGGTCAACGACGAGCGTCTGGCACAAATTGAGTCAAAAGGTTCTGCGGACCCTTTGGTTGAAGAAAAACTAGCCAAGATCGAAAAAGACTTGGATCGTTATGAAAACATCAATCAAAAACTGACACAGCAACAAAAATCAGCCGAAGCCCACGAGGAAAAGTTGGCAGAGATTGAAAAAATGTTGAAGCGTCCAGCGAACATGATGGAAGCAAAAGACATTGATATGTCTTTGAAAGCATGGAACTCCTTTATTCGTAAAGGCGTTAATGACATGGACGAGATGGAGCGCAAAGCGTTGACAGTCGGCACTGGCGCGACTGCTGGCAACTTGGCACCAACTGAATACGTCAATGAACTGATCAAAGTGTTGACAGAGATGTCACCAGTTCGCTCAGTGGCTCGTATTCGTCAAACATCCATGAAAGAGATCGAAGTCCCATCCAAAACCGCATCTTTTGCGGCTGCATGGACTGCTGAGACAGGCACACGTTCAGAGACAACTGGTTACACCACTTCTTTGAACACAATTGCAACTCACGAACTCTATGCTTTGGTTGATATTTCATCCGCGTTGTTGGAAGATTCTGCGTTTGATCTAGAAGCAGAGATGAACATTGAGTTTGCAGAGCAATTTGCAAAAGCAGAAGGTTCAGCATTTGTATCTGGTAACGGCACCAACAAGCCAACTGGTATCACCAACGGTTCAACTGTTGCATCGACAACTGCGGCAAACGCAGCGTCTATCACAACAGACGACCTAATGGACTTGGTGCATGACTTGCAATCTGATTATGCCCGTAACGCAGCGTTCATGTTGAACCGCTCTACACTAGGCGCAATCCGCAAGTTGAAAGATACTGCTGGTCAGTACATCTTCCAAACAGGTTTCTCAGGTCAATCTGGGTTGCCAAACACAATCTTGGGCCACGCATACGTCGAAGCGCTTGACGTAGCAGACATCGGCACAGGTGCAAAATCAGTAATCTTCGGTGACTATCGCCGTGGTTATATGATCGTTGACCGTATCGCCCTGTCAGTTCTACGTGACCCATACTCACAAGCATCCTCTGGCAACGTCCGTTATATCGCACGTCGCCGCGTAGGTGGTGAGGTTGTTCTTGCCGAAGCAATGCGCGTTCTTGAGCATCCATAAGTAACTGAATGAGGGGCTACGGCCCCTCACTCTCTAAAGGGAGAAATCTATGAAAATTATGATGGTTAAAACAGCAAGTGGAAAAGCGCGTGAAGATGGCGCAATCTCTATGAAATATCAAGCTGGCACTGAATATGAAGCTACCGAAGAATGGCAAAAAAAGGTATTTTCAACTTTAGTAACTTTGGGCTTTGCCAATGAGATTGGCGGCAATGCTGGTCCAACAGAGACAAAGAAAAAGGCAGCACCTAAGAAAAAAGCTGAACCTAAATAATAAATTAACGGAGATAGGCCATGAGTGGTTTGATTGAAATTACAGGCCCAGCACTAGAGCCTATCAGTCGTTTAGAAGCGCGAGACCATCTGCGTCTTGACGAGGATCTGGATGACGCCCAAGTTCGATCCTATATCACGGCGGCTCGTATCTGGGCAGAAAACTATACAGGCCGTGCTTTTATTAATCGCACAATGCGTCAATACCTAGATGGCGCGATTGGTGCAAATGACCCTGCATGGGAAGGCACCATTACAGGGCCGCAAATATTAAAACTAAGCAAGTATATTGAAGTTGCTAAGTCTCCTTTGGCATCCGTCACTAGCATTGTGTATTACGATGATGATGACAACGATACAACTTGGGATTCCAGTAACTATTATGTCGACACTGTTTCTGATGTTCCGCGTATTATCTTGCGTGATGGTGGGGCATTCCCGACCGATCTTAGAACCTTTAACGGCTTGGAAATCAATTTCGTCGCTGGATATGGCGCATCACCCAATGATGTTCCAGAGCCTATCCGTATTGCGATCTTGCAGTATATGACATTCCTGTATGAGCATCGTGGAGATATGGAGGGTCCATCTATGGCACCGTCTGTTATCCTGAAAGCATTACTTGACCCATACAAGATTAGACGCTTTGGCGCGACCCCATATTCTAAGGTAATGAAATCGGGGATTAGCTAATGGCTGTAGGGAAAATGCGGCATAGGCTGCAACTTCAAAGCAAAAGCACAACAAGCGATGGCGGCGGTTCGGCGGCAGTGGTCAGTTGGACGACCTTTGCTACAGTATACGGTGAAATAATGCCCCAATCTGGTGGTGAGCGATTTTTCGGTGATAAGCTAGAAGAACCAATTACGCATGTAATTAAATTGCGTTTTAGACGTGATTTATCATTTCAAAACAGAATTAAATATACCTATCGAAATGGTGACT